GGTTCCAAACCGCATAGTTTTTGTGCGAGTTGATTGTAAAACCCTTATCTCAATAGACTTGTATGCGTAAGTTAAATTAGAAAATGAAATACCCCTGCTTAATCTCAAAAAAAATCAGCGAGCTTTCGCCAGCTTCTTACAATCCTAGAAAAATTTCTAGTGATGCGTTAGGACGATTAACTAAAAGCCTTTCTGAACTTGGGAATCTTCAACCGATCACTTGGAACGCAAAGACCGGGAACATTGTTGGAGGACATCAGCGGCTAAAGTGCTATTCAGCACTTGGCAAAGATGAGGTGGAGGTCTGGGCGGTCTGGCTCGATGAGCAACAAGAAAAAGCCGCCAACATTGCACTTAATAAATTGAGTGGAGAGTTCGACCTACCAGCATTAAAGGATTTGTTTGAGGGTCTTGATACTGGGGAAATCGACCTAGACATTACTGGATTTGGGCAAGAAGAAATTGCACAAATGATGGAAGCGACTACACCAGAGAAAAAGGGCGAGTCCACCGAGGAAAAGTGTGAGGCTTGTGGCCGCCCTTTATAAATGAATGATTCGACAAAGCGATCTGGTAAAAAAATGGGGAATGGACAGAGGGCAAGTTTCTCGAATGGTCAAAGCCGGGATGCCCTTAAGTTCCGAAGCAGACGCATATCGATGGAAACTAGCAAACCAAAAAAAGCCAAGCAGACTGCAACCAATCTTGCCCCCATCTACGACCTCATCCGAGACATCCGAAACCTCGGACTCCGAGTCGTTAAAGTCGGAAAACTCGCTTGGACGATTGATTCGAGCGAAAAGGGCAGAGCTAGTTGCTTACTCATTGGTAGCAAGAGCAAGCAGGGACGGAAACCCGGTTGCGATGAGGGCGGCGATTGCTGGATGGGGAGAAGCAAAAAAAAGAGCGAGCGAAGCAGAAATGGAACACGCTCAATTCGAGGAAGCCACAAGAGCCGTCATCCGAATGGACGAAGTGCGGGAAGTGTTTGGTAAATGGCTTGGCTCGATTAGGAACTTGATGGACGCAATGCCAGCATCGCTTTCGGCCAGAGCAAACCCAAGTGATCCAGAGTGTGCGAAGCAAGCTATCCAAGAGGGAATCGATCAAGTCTTTGTGACGATTCAGAAAGCAGAGGGAGCATTCAAATGAACGAATCATTTCTTCTTTTGCTTGTCGGCCTAGTTGTGGTGTGCATCCTTGGCTCCATTCTGGATGATATTCTAAAATGAAACGCAAAACTAAAAAATCAAAAGAAGATTCATTTTCTTTAGAGGAATTAAAGGGACTGCTAGAAGCATTTAATAGACACGGATGTGAAATGCTTAAAATTTTTGAAGAACAACCATATTTTCCAGAAAAAGGAAAAGATATGCTTGTTGAACAAATTCAAAGAGAAATCAACAATTTAAAAACTTTAATAAAAGAAAAAAATGAAACGCTCTCCACTTAAACGCAAAACGCAACTAAAGCGAGGTGGCAAGCTACGCCGAGTCTCTAAAAAGAGAAAAGGCCAGAACGAAGTCTATAAGGATGTGCGGGAGAAGTTTCTTGGAAACAATCCAGTCTGCCAAGTTTGCCGATGCAAGATGGCAAGCCAAGTGCATCACCGCCGAGGCAGGTTTGGCGATAGGCTGAACGAAACAGAGTTTTTCTTGGCCGTGTGTTTTGAGTGCCATCACAAAATCCATCAGAACCCACAATGGGCTTATGCAAAGGATTATATGGTTAACAGATGAACCCTCTAGTCGAACCAGATATAAAGACGGAATACAACATCATCTCGCTTGGTGCTGGGGTGCAGTCTAGTTGCTTGGCCTTAATGTGTGCGAAGGGCGAGATTACGCCTATGCCAGACTTCGCTATTTTTTCAGATACACAAGATGAGCCAGAGAGTGTCTATAAATGGCTAGATCAATTAAAGGCATTATTGCCGTTCCCGGTTTATATAGTCACGGCTGGTAGCCTATCAAAAGAATCATTGAAAATGAGGGTAACAAAGGATGGCCGCAAGTTTAGCAGAATTAACATTCCATTCTTTACTAAAAGTGCCAAGGGCAAGCTGGGGAAGATTGTGTTTAGGTCTTGCACATCAGACTTCAAGATTAAGCCAATTATGAAAGAGGCTAGGGCTAGGTGCAAAATTAAGAGGGGTCAAAAACATATTTCAGTAACCCAATACATCGGCATTTCTTGGGATGAATGGCATCGGTGCAAGCCATCTAGGGATGTTTGGGCACAAAGCCGATGGCCTCTAATTGAAAAGCGAATGACTAGGCAAAGTTGCTTGGAGTGGATGGAAAAGAATGGATACTCAAAACCCCCAAGATCATCGTGCGTGTATTGCCCATTTCATTCCAATAAAGAATGGAAGCGATTAAAAGAAGAAGAACCAGAGGCATTTCAAAGAGCCGTCCAGTTTGAAAAAGATATGCAAGTCGCAAAAAAGAATAGTGAAATTTTTGACTCCACGCCATTCCTCCACAAGTCTTGCACCCCTATTGAGCAAGTGGACTTTAGGGATGATTTTGATAAAGGACAAATGGACATTTTTGGCGGAGACCATCCATATTGCGAGGAAGGGATGTGTGGTGTGTGAACCAGCTTTTTGATGTTAAGCAATTCGCAAGATCAATCTTTGAGCCAAGGGAAAAACTCTCAATCCCAGAGTGGGCAGAAAAGAATCTAACCCTTTCGGCTAGGGTAACGAATATTCCCGGAGCGTATTCGACCAAGCTAACCCCTTATGTAAAAGAACCGCTAGAGGCTTTTGGCGATGACTCGGTTCGTAGAATTACTTTGGTATGGGGGGCGCAAACATCCAAGACAACTACAATCCTAGCTGGTCTTGCCTATCGGCTTGCAGAGCGTCCTTGCCCTAGTTTGTGGGTTATGCCGTCAGAGGCTTTAGCTAGATCGTTCTCTGAAACTCGGTGGCTTCCGATGGTGGACGATTGCCCTGCATTGGCAAAAGAAAAGCCAGACAACACCGACAAGATCAAAATCCTAGAGCAACACTTCCGCAGAATGTCGCTTTGGTTTGTAGGGTCAAACAGCCCAGCCAATCTTGCCTCTCGTTCTGTTTCATTGCTGATGCTCGATGAGGTGGACAAATACCCGGATGCCGGGTCGAGCAAGAGCGAGGCGGGTGCATTGCAGTTGGCAGAGGCTAGAGTTGCGACATATCCAAATCACTTAATCATCGCCACATCTACGCCAACCACGGCTGATTCTACGATTTGGGCAGAATGGCAAAAAGGGGATATGCGTTTCTTTTTCGTGCCTTGTCCACATTGCAACCACAAACAGAAACTAATCTGGGGGCAAGTGAAGTGGGATGAGGCCGCCAAGGTCGAAGAAGCAGTTTATGATTTTAAGCTGGTTAAATCATCGGCCTACTACGAGTGCGAGAACTGCAAAGGAAAGATTACAGACGGCCAAAAGACAGCAATGCTCCGGGGTGGAGAGTGGATTGCGACCAACCCCAAGGGCGAACCGAACCGCCGAAGTTATCACTTGAACGGACTATATGCCCCTTGGGTTTCGTTTGGCTCCCTAGCGGTAAAGTTCTTACAAGACAAGTATAGCGGAATCATTGGGCTACAAGACTTCGTGAACCGAATCCTTGCTGAACCTTGGCTGGAACACGAACAAGAGCGAATCGAGATCAAGGCTGGTGGTTACAATATGGGCGAGGTTCGAGATGGCGAGAAAACCATTATGTCAATCGATGTGCAAGAATCTGGTGGGTTCCACACTTGGGCTTTGGTTAGGGCTTATAATGGTGAGGGAAAGTCTCGAATGGTTTGGGCTGGAAGGCTTGAGACTTGGGGCGATGTAGCGGCGAAGGCTGATGAATTTGAAGTGGAACCAAGATGCGTTGTGATTGATACTGGCGATCAAACCCGTCTTTGCTACGAGTGGATTTGTAAGATGGGCTGGTTAGGTCTTGTAGGTTCGGACAAGGCCAGCTTCTCCGAGATCGTAGGACAGCAAAAGATAGCAAGACCATTTGCAAGAATCGCCAATGGTGACCCCTTTTCTGGTAAGGCCACAGGGTCTAGGGATGGCTGGAAATGGCGTTTGGCTCCTATATGGAGGTGGTCTAACCCTGCAATCAAGGACATCTTTGCCAATCTAGTTAAGTCGGAAGGATTCGTTGCCGATGATGCCCCGCAAGTTTGGCGAGAGCATATTGAAGCAGAGCGAAAGGTTTCAGTTAAAAACCCAATGACCGGGAGAACTAGGATGGTTTGGAAGCAGATTGGAAAGCAGAATCACTTGCTGGATTGCGAATGTATGAACATTGTTGGTGCCGGGTTGCATAAGCTCTTGAATATCACACCAGCAAGTTTGACAGATGAGGTTGAGAATGGCGAAGGGTGATTTTATTGGGCTACCCCTCACCACCCTAACTTCCTTGCGGGATAAGTATATTACTTGCCTAGAGGCTATTGCGGTGGCGGGTTCAAGCTATTCCATCGCTGGACGATCTTTTTCTAGAGCGAATCTTGGTGAAGTGCGTGATACAATAGCAGAATTAACTCTTGCAATACAATCTGCAACCGGGCAAAGGATTCGCACTACCTATGCAAAATTTGGCCCTGCTCGCTCTATTGGAATGGCGTAAGTGAAAAAAATTGGTCTGAACTTTATTGATAAGGCTATTGCCTTTGTAAATCCTCAAGCGGCAGTTGATCGGCTCGCTTCTAGGGCAAAGCTCACGGCTTTTGAATATGATGCTACGCAATACAATCGGCAACGCCGTGGGCCGTCCTCATTATCTGGTGCAGAAGGTTTTCGATCAAACTATGATCGGGTAGAACTTCTAAAGCGTTCTAGAGACTTGGCAGAGAATGTTGGTCTTGTGCGTGGATTGCTGATGAAGTTTGCCAGCCATTGTGCGGGTAACATTTCCTATCAAGCCAGAACAGAAAGCCCCAAGGTTAATTCAGATGTAGAGGCTTATTGGAATGAGTGGTGGGATAAATGTGATTTGTCGGGACGGAACACCGGGTCGTTCTTAATGCAAGTCGCAATGATGTCGATGCTCCGTGACGGAGACTTTTTGTTCGTTCTGGTGCGTGACCAGCAAGGAAATCTAAAACTACAAGGCATTGAGGCAGACAGACTTGGAGACCCTAATCGCACCTACACAAGCCTTAATCTTATTAGCGGAATCCATATCGACCAAGAAACCGGGGCACCTACTGGTTACGATATTTATCTACGCACATATGGAAATGCCTATATCTTTCAAACCACAATTCCAGCAAGTCAAGCGTTCCACTTGTATGACCCACTTCGAATTGATCAATACCGGGGAATTTCTGCTTTTCACACCGCCATCAATGATTGCGTAGATTTGTATGAAATCATTGCCTCTGAAAAGATGGCCGCAAAGCTCGCAAGCTCACAAGCTGGAATCGTTAAGCGGAACAACAACAACGCCTCCGACTTGTCCACGCTCACCAACGATCTAAACGCCGATAACCAAGGAATCAAACTAGAAACCATCGAGCCGGGGAAGATCAGCTATTTGGAAGTCAATGAGGACATCGTTTTTCCAGATGGGCCGAGCCGTCCCTCTGGTGCGTTTGCAGAGTTTCACAAGATTCTTTTGCGAAACATTTGTATGGGTGTTGGCATCCCTTATAGCTTTGCGGTAGACCCATCTTCAATGTCTGGCCCGACTGCTCGCCTTGAAATGCAACAAGCTGGACGCACTTTTCGAAGATACCAGAAACTTTTGGAAGATCGTGTGCTTCGCCCACTCAAGAACATTGTTATTGCAGACGGAGTAGCGAGGGAATTGATTGCAAACAACCTTGGAAGTAAAAGCACAAAAGGCATCTTTAACTTTGGTGCGAATGTTTCCATAGATTTAGGGAGAGAGAGCCAAGCCAATATAGCCGAGTTTCGAGCAGGTCTAACCAACGCTAGTCAAATTTACTCGGAGAAAGGCCTCGATTTTGAGAGTTCAATTAGGCAGAGGGCATTAGAGGCAAAGCTGATTAAAGACCTTTCAGAGCAATATGGTGTTCAAGCAAGCTCTATTTCCGACACAATTATTGGTTCTATTGCTCAACCAAACCAAGATCAAACACAAGACGGCGAGCAACCCAAACAAGCAGATCAGACTTATGTCGCAGATCAAGCACTCAATGGAGCACAAGTTGCCTCGCTTATTCAAGTCATCAATGCAGTTGCTTCCGGGGCGGTTTCAAAGGAAGGCTCTATTTCGATCATCACGGCGGCTTTCCCATTCATTTCGCCACAAGAAGCATCAAAGATTGTGGAAGGAATCAATATTGGAACAATTGCCCCATCCACAAAAACACCTACGCCTACTCAAGCAGTTCCCACACCAGAAAAGATGGAGGACGAACCGCAAGACGAAAACGCAGTTGTGGTTGTTCCCCCAATCAAAGAGCAAGACACTAAAACCCGCACAACTGGTAGCGATGGGGACATTGATGTTGGTGAAGAAAGAGAGCCTACCGAAAAAGGCGCAACCGAAGATACGCAAAAAATTGGCGGAATACAGATCGAAAATAATCTGCAAGAATTGTCCAAGCTAGATAATAAGAGCGTTAAGATGTTAATTGCTGGAATGCTCAAGGCTTGTGAGCTTGGCAAGTATTCAGACATCGACTTTACCCCACCTCAAGGTGCTAGGGATGCCGCCAAGCGAGCTTTAGAGGTTCGTAGTGAGAAACCATCCAGCCAGAGAGGAATGACCTCCGTAGGCATCGCTAGGGCTAGGGATTTGATTGCTGGCAAGGCATTATCCCCGGACACAATTCGTAGAATGCACTCTTTCTTTAGCCGTCACGAAGTCGATAAGAAGGGTGCTGGTTGGGACGATCAAGGCAAGGGATGGCAAGCGTGGAATGGATGGGGTGGCGATGCTGGCTTTTCTTGGGTCAAGAAACTCATCAAGCAGATGGACAGCCGAGATGAAAAGCTAGAGGAACCAGCCTCTTGCCCAATCGCAACTCAAGATGTAAAAACGAATTTAGCTCATAGACAAAATGCGGTTGATGATGCCAACTATGGCCCAGCTAATCCCAATGAGCCAAACGATGCTTATTGGAAGGCAAAGGCAGACGAGTTTCAAGGCGATGTAGCAACCGCAAAGAAGATGCGTTGTGGTAATTGTGCCGCCTTTAACCAAACCAGCAAACTTCTTGGGTGCATTAAGAAGGGGATTGGTGAAGATGCAAATGAAGTTGCTATCGGTGGCGACCTAGGCTACTGCGAGATTTTTGATTTCAAATGTGCATCTAAACGAACTTGCGATGCTTGGATTGTTGGTGGGCCACTCACCGATAAATCTAAATAATTGACAAACTAGGGAGGGATTATGGAAAACGCCAACGGCGAGACAATTCTCACAACTTTTCTGACCTATCAGAATCAATATAAGATATTTCATTGGCAGACAAGGAGTTATAGCCAACACAAGAGTTTTGGCGAAATCTACGAGTCTCTTACAGAGAACATTGATGAATTTGTGGAAACCTTTATGGGCAAGTATGGCAGAATCATCTCTGCCTCTACTTTTGATTTTAGCCTAGACAATTACTCCGAAACCTTTGGCGAATATAACGATGAGTTTATCTCGTTCCTTTCAGAAGAACTACCCGGTTATTTGAACGAAGGTGACACCGATCTTTTGAATATCCGAGATGAGATTCTTGGAAATGTAAATCAGCTAAAATACCTCTTAACCCTAGTTTAATAATATGCCCCTAATCACACCAGAAAAAGGCGAGAAAACCAAAGACTTCGTTGGTCGTTTTATGGGCAACAAGACAGCCGTAAAAGACTTTCCAGATACCAAGCAAAGGGCGGCGGTTGCCTACCAGACATACCGGGACGCAAAGAAGAAGCAACGCAAGGAAGCTAGGCTTGAAGAAGATTCAACCATTATCCCTAATGTGTATATTTTGAGCCAAGGCGAGGCCAGAGGCCACGATTTGTTCATCGACAAGACATCCATTGAGAAAGCCTATGAACTAATGTCCAAGGCTCCTAATGGAGTTAAAGTTAAGATGAATCACGGCTCTGGTTTGCAAGATACCTTGGGATTTGCTAGGAACCCACGCATTGAAGGCGATAAGCTGATGGCAGACCTTCACTTGCTTAAAAGCTCACCCCACTACGGATTGGTTAAGGAAATGGCATCAGAAGCCCCAGACCAATTTGGAGTTAGCTTGGCGTTCTTGAACGAGTCTGAAACTATCGGAGGAAAAGACTATATTCGTCCGCAAAGGATTGAGTCTGCCGATTTGGTTTCTAGCCCCGCAAGCAATGAGAAGTTCCGTGACTTCCAAAGCAAAGACGCAGAGATGCTTGTTTTCGCAGTTGGAACAAAGTTTCGTTGCTGGGAAGGATACAAACCAGCAAAAGGCGTTGGAGCCTATGAACCCGGTTCTTGCGTAAAAGCAGAAGAAAATTTGGGATACAATGCGGGGGGCGTTAGCATCCCTGCCGATATGCCACAAGCAGTTGTCGAGAGCGACCCAATACTTGACAAAAAAGGAGATAAAAATATGGATAAGAAATATATGGATGAATTGAGCGAACTCAAAGCTCGCCTAGAGGCTCTCGAAGCCGCTATGAAACCCGCTGACGAAGCCAAAGATCAAGCCGAAGATTCCGCAGAAGGAACGCCAGTTGCTGATGTTCCTTCGCCCGAAGATAAGGTTAAGAAGGACGAAAGCCAGATGGCCGAAAAGCTCAAAGCCGTTCTGACCGAATTTGGCATCAAGCCCATTTCCGCTTCCCCGGTTGTTGAAGCCCCGGCGAAAGTCGAACCCAAAACTTTTGAAGAACTTGTGGCCGCCCATAGCGACTACGGAACTTCGAAGCTCAAGGCAATGAACGCCGTGATGCTCTCCAACCCAAAAGAATATGCCGAGGCCAAAAGCCGTGGTATTACTAAAATCTAACACAAAGGATTAAATACAATGTCCACTCAAATTGATAATGTTTTTCGCACATTCGGAACGGCTTCCGCTGTTTCGGCTTATCGTTTTGTTACCCCCGATACCACCACGGCGGGTTTCGTAAATGTTGCGGTTTCTGGTGCTAACAAAACCATTGGCGTGACTCAAGAAGATGCTCCCGCCGGAGGTTTTGTAACCGTGAAAATGCTTCACCCCACCTTCTTCGCAACAGTTTCTGGAACTTGTGCGGTTGGCAACACGCTCTTTTTTGATGCGGCTGGCCAATGCACCACGCTTGCGGCCAACCTCTCGACTGCTGGAATCGCTCTCGAAGCGGCCACGGCAACATCGGCGGTTATCGAAATCGCAGTTCCATTGTTCTAAACAATAGTAACAACAAACAAAGAAAGAATAATATAAAATGAGCTTTATCTCTGGTGGCACGACAATTCGTGCGGACATCAACCAAGCCCTTATCGAAGCCCCGGCCCAGATTGGGATGATTGGTGCTGACATTATGCCTCTCTTGCCCGTCTCGGCAAAGAGTGGTGTTTATCTCAAAGTGCAGACGGCTGATGCCGATCTCTTGAACGCTGATGCGGCCAAGCGTAATGCTGGTTCTGAATACGCTCGTGCGGTTCGGAAATTCACTTCCGATACCTACGATTGTATTGAAACAGGACTGGAAGAATTGTTGGACGATTCTTTCCGTTCGGATGCAAACCGCTTCTTCCAGATTGAAGCCGAGACAGCGAAGTTCTTGCTCCGCCAAGTTAAGCTCTCCCACGAAAAGCGGGTGGCTGACTTGCTGTTTGCAACAACGACCCCCTTCACCACGGCTGATATTAGCCCCACGGCTAACTATACCGAAGCGAATCTTGCGACCATCAACGCCCCTGCGGACGTTGCGGCTGGCAAGCTCGCTCTGAATAAACTCGGTTACGAAGCAAACGCCGTCATTATGTCGGCCAATGTTTACGAACGGGTTCGCCGGACAACCCTCCTCCAGAATCAGTTCTACGGAGTGGTTTCCAATACTGGTGGCCGTCTGCTTGATGAGAGCCAGATTGCAACCGCTTTTGGTGTGGATAAAGTCTACATCGGTCGTGCGGCCTACAACACGGCGAACAAGAACAAGAGCTACTCTGGCTCGTTCATCGTTCCCGATTCCAAGATTGTTGTTGCCAATGTCTCTGGCGGTCAGTTCACCGCTGGCGGTCTGGGACGCACCTTGGTGTGGTCTGATGACGCTCCCGGTGGTTTTGTCTCTGAAAGCTATCGTGACGAAGCTCGCCGTAGCAATGTTCTCCGGGTTCGCATGAACACCGCCGAGAAAGTCATTGACGCTAACGCCGCTGTTCGTATCACCACGACTTACAGCTAAAGATTGGTTCATTGGTTGGTTCCTTGAAGAAGGGGGAGGGCGAAAGCTCTCCCCCTTTTTCTTTTGACACAATCACAAGGAAACTATGGCAGACCTCACAAATTCCGAACCTTATTACGATCAAGTTTCTCACGCCGCCAGACCCGGCACCCAGTATGTAACAACAACTGGAACTGCAATTAGCGCATCCGCTGGATTTGCTGGTATTTATATTGTTTCAGATGCAAAGTTTTCAAGCATCTCCTCTGCCGTAACTGGATTTTCTGGGCTTGCTAATGCAACGGCGGCCTCTGCCTCTACCATCAATGCAGGGATTTACTTGGCTGGCACTTGCACAGCATTCTCTATTCATAGCGGAATTGTTCTTGGCATTGGTGACTAAAAGTCTGTAAGGTAAATCCTTATGATGATTAAGGGTGGCATTCGGATTGGTGGGCTATCAAGAATATCTGGCTTCGATGGAGATGCCGCCGCTTACTTTGAGAGGGCTGGCGTGACTGACGCAACGGCAAAACAGCAGATCAATGCGTTTGTCGTAGGGATAAAGGCTTTAGGTCTCTACAATAATATGGTCTGTTGGCCCCTACGCTCGTCGCAAAACGCTGGAACTGGTACAACTGCTTATAGCTTGGGTGGGTTCGGGATTTACAATGGCACTCTAACCAATGGACCAACTTGGGGAGCAAATGGAATTACTTTTGATGGCACAAATGATTATATTGGGATTAGTGTCTTTGTTACTTCTTATCTTAATACGCTGTTTTATTCTGGTAATCATTCATCAATAACAAACGTTGAAAAAGCCATGTATTTTAATGGAAATGAAATTGGAACTGCATTTTCTGCATCATTTGGAATAGAATGTGCTTCACTCCTTTCACCTTTCCCCGATGTTGGAAGAACTACAACAATATCGGGGCTTGGGTCTGGAGTCCAGTATTCGGCAACAGGAGTATTTAATCCTGCAGGTTCTTCAATGGCTAGATTTTATAACGGAGGCTCAAAAGTTATAAATTCTTCTGCTACTTATCCAGCATCATCGATATCAGAGGTAAATATAGGAACTCGATACGGAAGCACCGCAACCAATAGTCCATTTAAGGGAACTATTGCTATCGGCACATATTTTAATATTGCCCTTTCTGACGCAAATGTGCTTTCTCTTTACACACTCTACAAAACCACCCTCGGAACTGGCCTTGGATTGCCATAATTAAAAACTAGAAATCCTAATGAAATCCTCAATAAAACACGACATTTCAATTTATCTCATAGCTGGAAATGAAGAAGAATACATTGGTCGATGTCTGGAAAGTTTCAAATCCATTGCAAAGGAGTTTGTTGTTGCAATCGCTAGGGGAAATCAGACCCCGGATAAGACCGAGGAAATTTGCAAAAGTTTTGGAGCAAAGGTTGTTCACTACAAAAATAAACGCATTGATTGGCCTCATATTGACGATTTTGCGGAAGCTCGCAATCTGGCATTAGATAATTGTTCGTGCGAGTGGGCGGCTTGGGTCGATGCCGATGATGTGATGGCAGAAGGTTGTGAGGAAGCGATTGATCGGGCTTTGGATGAGGCAGAGAAGCAAGACAAATGGCTAGTGGCCATGAGATACGATGTGGCCAATGCTGGACTCAAGCCCCTTCGAGAAATTTTCAGCAAGAAGGGAAAGTGCCGTTGGAGAAATCGAGTCCACGAAATGCTTGTGGCGAGTGAACCAGACAAGCTGGTGGCAGTAGATAAAACTTTTCGTATTCACAAGCCTCACGGATACAAACAAAAAAGTGCTGATAGGAACTTTCGCATCTTGGCAGACACTCTCGAACCCGCACCAAATTCCCTCTACTACACGGCTCAAGAAGCCTACCTATCTAACCAAATCGAGCGTTGTATTGATTACAGCAAGAGGGCTTTGATGTTCCCAGAGTTGGACGATACGCTCCGTTACGATGTGCTTTGCAACTTGGGACGATGCACCGGGAAAGACGAAAGACTTAAATGGTTAGGCCAAGCAATTACGCTTCAACCAGACCGCAGAGAAGCACACTATTATACTGCGATGGAATACGCCAGCCGAGGAATCTGGAACAAGGCTTATGCGTCTAGCCGGAGTGCGATGACCCTTCAAAGGCCAAAGACTCATTATTGGAATCAAGTCGAGGATGTCTATGATTGGAAAGCCCTAGACCTTTACCAGATCGCTTGCGTGTGCGTTGGGAATAATGAGGAGTCAGAGAAGATGCTCAAGATGTGGCCGACTCCTAAAATCACTTTGGTTCACGCAACCAGAGGCAGACCGCAACTGGCTTGGCAACGGCGTTATCAATGGCTATCGCTCGCCCAAAAGCCACTAGAGATTCAATGGATTTTCGCAGTAGATCACCATGAGAAGGTGGACTATACCCCGCACCAAGCTATTAGAGTTAATCCCGGCGGAATCATCAATGCTTGGAACGAGGGGGCAAAACACGCAAAAGGGGATGTGATTATTCAAATGAGCGATGATTGGTCTCCCTGCAAGCATTGGGATGCCCTAATTTTGAACGCTATTGGGGATACAAAGGCCGATAAAGTGCTGGCAGTATCAGATGGGCTTCGGCAAGACAAACTGCTTTGTATGGCCATTTTAACGCAATCTAGGCTAAACAAGCAGGGCTATATGTTCCATCCAGACTATCAAGGTTCGGATGGCATCTATTCGGACAATGAATTTACCGAGAGAGCCTATGCCGATGGGGTGGTTATTGAGGCAAAGCACATTCAGTTTAAGCATGAAAACCCAATGTTCACAAAAGGAAATCCAGACGAACAGCTTAAAAACCATAACAAGCCAGAGTTTTACGAAAAGGGCAAGGCCATATATGAAAAACGCAAAGCAAATAATTGGGCGTAAAAAAGACCTTGGAAGTCTTGTCTTTGGCAAGGCCAGAAAAGCCCCCAAAATGGTTGAAGTGGATGTTAGCTATGATGAGAAATGTGAAAATGCTTTATTTAAGGCTGGTATGATGGCGTTAAAACATGATAAAGAAGCCGTGATTGCCTATGTCATTCGCAAGGCTTTAGAGGAAAAGATAAAATGCAAGAAGTAACCATTCAAGATTCGTTTGGGCAAGCCTTGGCAAAATATACCAAGGGGCTTCGTATTGGCTTGGAGATTGGTGGAGGAACCGGGGACGGCTCCACGCAATGCATTCAAACCGATAAACTCTTTTCTATTGAGAACCACCCAGATCGCATTGGCCGCCATAGAATGAACCTAGAGGCAAAGGGTGGCGTTTCGTTGCAAGGCACGGCGGTTGTTTCTGGATTGTGGATGAACAAGGCAGATGTGTCCGAGTTCTACCGCATCACAAAAACCAACCTTAATCAATATCCGCTAGAACAAGTTTTAAGCTGGCACGATGAGTGTATGCAAAACGCCAATGGCTATCAGACAAACGCAATCGAGGACATTCACTTCGATCATAATGTGGACTTTAATTTTGTGCTTATTGATGGTTCGCCATTCTCCGGGGAAGCCGAACTTCGATGCGTAAGGCCGTTCTTGGCGGATAAAGCAATCATAGCCTTGGATGATACAAACGACATTAAGAACTGGACGAACTACCACAAGCTAAAGGGATTTGCTAAATTGCTTTGGGAGGATTGGTCGGTGCGTAATGGAGCCGCCATCTTTCAGCTATGACCAAGGGCGTGATTACATCGGAAGCTCCGCAGATTCATTGGGAGCATCTTAATGTTGCTGGTGGTCGTGTGCTGGACTTGGGGTGTGCTTTCTGGACGGAAGGCGAAAGGCAAGAGGGCAATGGAACTGCAAAGTATTTCCTGTCTAAAAAGCCAGAGTTTTACTTGGGCGTGGATACAAACCAAGGGGACATAACCACTCTTTCCGCACAATATCCAAGCGGAGTCTTTAAGTGTGAAATGGTAGATTCATGCGATCAGATTTCAGAATGGATTAAATCCCATTCAATTACACATATTAAATGCGACATCGAGGGACACGAAACAAACTTCCTAAAGATGGATAATGTTGGAACACTTAAAGAAATTGCAATAGAACTTCACGCATCGGACTTGTGGTTAAAAGAGTTTATGGCTTGGTTTGATTCGATTGGTTTTGAGTGTTATCGCTATGATTCAGTTTCTTTCTGTTCCGAGATTAGCGTTATCTATGGACGATTGAAGTGCTGACAATTTTCACAATCGTTCTCAATGGGATGCCTTATATCAATAGGCATCTTGATGAGTTCAAGAAGCTCAAGATTCCTTGGCAATGGCGTATTGTTGAGGGAGTTTCTGAACCATTAGGATGCACCCGATGGTGCAAGCAAGTTCCAGATAAATACCACAAGAACTTTGTGAGCGTGGACGGAACGCACGAATATCTGAACAGCATTAACGAACCCAATATTGTGGTTTATTGGCAAGCCAAGTCTTTCCCCGGAAAGCTGGCGATGATTAAGGAGGCTTTGCAGGGCGTGGAAAAGGGGGTGGTTATGGAAGTGGATGCAGATGAAGTTTGGAGAGCCGACCAGCTAGATGCAATCTATGGGCATCTAAAAGGATGCGAAGAAGGTCGAGCGATGCAGTTTCATTGCAATTACTATGTCGGGCAAAACAAAAAAGTTGTAACAAGGCAAGGTTTTGGGTCGAACTGGTATGAATGGTTTCGAGCGTGGAAGTGGGGCAAGGGCATTGAGTTTGTAAGCCACGAACCTCCGAAGCTAAATGTGAATGGCCTTATGATTCCAAGAGGAATGACCGAGGCTTGGGGATTAACCTTCGAACATTTTGCCTATGCGACCAAAGAGCAAGTTCAATTCAAAGAGGATTTCTATGGCTACAAAGGATTGGTCGAAGGATGGGAAAAGCTACAAGAAACCAAAGGCCCGGTTAGGCTTGCAGACTATATGCCATTCGTAGCAGACAAGAGCGTTGCTGATGATTGCTAAAACTATCATCTACCGGGAGCGTCTTGGTGATGTGCTTCGATGCCTACCAGCCGCCAAGTTCCTAGCCGACAAAGGCCACGAAGTTTTTATTGATTGCTACGAGCAATATGCGGGAGTTTTCGATATAGTTTCATATTGCCAACGAGGGAACAAAGGCGATCAGATAGACTTACAGATTTGGCCTACTCGCTATGATGCTTTTAGGGCAAGCCGTAAGCCTTGGCACGATTTCGTTTATGACCACCCAGAAATTAAGGATGCAGAAAAGACAAACATCGTTTTAGACAAACTAGACGAAAAGCCAGCCAAAGGGCTTCCAGAAACATACAACCTAGTTGCCCCATTTGGAGCAAGCCAAAGCGACTACCGCAATCCTCTTTTAATCATTAAGGACGCAAGACAACAACTTGGGAAAGACAACTTTTATGTCCTAACCCCGCCAGATATTAAGATTCAAGGGCTAGACACCTACACGGCTCCAAGCGTTTCAGAGATGGCAAAGGCTATCCGGGGGGCAGAGAATTTCTGGGGAATCAATAGTTCGCCAATGATATTGGCTTCCGCAGTTAGGCAGGGGAAAGAAACGATGTTTTTCCCTCAAAGAAATGGGTTTGAGGCCGATAATGTTTGGGACTTTGACGGACTTATAAAAGCTGATTGACACACTTAAAAGGTTATGTCTGGCACGATTGACACAACCTACTTCTCCACCGATTTGACCTATATGATCGGAGACCTATGGGCGAGCGTAACAGGATTGGGTTCCTCGGCGGTTTCGGCAAGTGTTACAGACCTTGGGACTGCACAAGAATTGGATATTGGTGGAGATGTCATTAGGATTACACAAAGTTTAGTGGTTAAGGCATCGGCAATATCGGCACCAGCAATTGGACAGCTTTGCTCTGTTTCCGGGGTCGAGAGAATGATTGCTGGCTTTAGCAAAGCCGCCGATGATGTTTCCTATACCATCGAACTAGCCGACATCACGACCTAATGGCCTCTATTGAGCGAGAGGTTGAGAACGCCCTACTCAACGCAATCTCGGCGGTTACTGGCGTTAATTTCTACACAAGCGAGCGAGGAACGGCTAGGACGCTTCCTAATGTGGTTGCAAAGGCAACAATAGGCTCCGAGGAGCTTGGGCCATTTACCGGGGTATTTACAACGCCATCCATCCTTACCTATACAGCTAGAGTCGACATAAACTCTAGAGCAGAGTTTGATGCCAAGTTTCAAAGCATCATAGCCCAGCTTTATCGAAGCCCCGATCTTGCAAGCTATATGACCAGCAACTCGAACATCACTTGTTTTGTGGCTAATGTTACCGGGGAAAGCCAAAGTGTTATTGCCACTAATAGGACTTGGAGCAATGAAATAACCTTGGACATAAGGGCTACCGCCAAAAAATGAGTCAATCCACCCAGATTCTTGTAGAGGATGCGGTCTCTAGCCTTTTAAGCGGAGTTTCTGGGCTTAATCGCTATACAACGCAACGCACCGGAGCGAGGCTTTTCCCATATGCGACAATATCTGCATCAATCAATTCCCAGCTTCTAGTGCCTTATAGCGGAGTTTATGATCTGAATGTGGCCGTGAACTATTCCGATACTGCGGCAAAAGTCACGCAAGCCGAGTTTGATTCTGAATACTGCCTAATTTTTGAAGCCTTTTATTCTGAAAGCCCAACATTGACCGACAAATTACAGAATGTTGTCGTTGGGACGAAGATTCATATGGCAAGGATTTCTAGCCAAAATCCAACTATAAGAGCCAATAAAAGGGCTTGGCAGAGGGGCTTAACAATCAATGTGATAGCAACGCCACAATGAGAAGTATTTTACTAATCGCCACGGCCTTTGTTATTTGTTCTTGCTCCCCGGTGCAAGTGCAGGGCGATAACTATCCAACCAAATATCCAAACACGCCTACTATGGGCGATGCGGATAGGGCTGGAACGCTATGAGTGGCGAGGTTGATTGGTCTAAAATCTCTGATGAGGAAAAGATTCGTGCATTATCCTATCTATTTGATGAGGGTTTTATTGAGGCATCGCAAGACGCAAATGGCGAGTGGTTTATTAAGGTTACCGAAGCGGGGTCAAAGCTATGAGTGAGAACGAGTCTACCGAGATTAAAGAGCTTGCAATCGCACTTGCCCGAATGGAAGAACGCCAAAAAAATATTAGTGCGATGCTTGAGACAAGCCTTTCTAGGTATGCAGACCTTGTGAATAGGGTAAATGCCCTAGAGGTATTGAAACATAGGATGCTTGGAATGATGGCCGTTGCAGGATTTCTTTTCACTATCGGATGGGAAATAATTAAGTCAAAATTCCTATCTAAACCATAACTTGACATAAAGGAGAACTTATCTATGCCAGCCGTAACTATCGGAACTCAAGGGCTTGTTTGGGGTTGCACCGCAGAGGCTATTGGTCTTGTGCAGTCTTTTAGCGAAGCTCGCAACATTAGCAAATCAGAAATAACAAACAATTTTGGGGAGATTGTTGGAGTAGCATATTACAACCCTACCACCGCATATTCACTTTCCGTTGCCGTAACTGGTGCAATTTCCGTTACTGCTGGTGGTGCTTTGGCGGCCCTTGCAAATGCGGCTACGGTTGGAACGACTAGGATTGATTCCTTGACGATCAACAAATCGCCCGATGCGTTTGTTACCCTCGACATCTCGGCTACTGGCTATCCAAACGTAAGTTAATAGAGGTTCCAATCCTCTTATTGAAATCCTAATATCTTATGATGGAAGCCTTTTGGGGAACAACAAATATCAAGGTGGCATCTGCCGTTGCCACTTATGGTGGTAAGCTACGAACCACCGACCCGGTAACGACCCAAGTTTACGAGGATGGCAGGAGGCAGACAACCTTTTGGTTTCAGGCAGATGGAGCCGGAACAATGGCTAGGGATGAAATGCAATGTCATTGGTCTGAAATGAAAAGCGATATAGAGTCTCCAATTCGATATATTCGTGCCGCCCTTGAAAACCGAGAAACACTTCTCGGCTTGGTTAAGAACAAGGTTGAACCAATTCGCATCATTCAGCGTGGAAATCAAACGCTTCTTATCCCAGAAAACGCAAAACCAGAACTCAAGAAAGCAATCCTAAAACACCTATGAGCATATCCCTAGAAGAAGAGCTAAATTCATCGTTTGTATCCCCAGAGCGTGAGTTTATGGGCGAGAAACTAGCCCCATACACCGAGGGGTCTAGATTGCTTTTGTTGCAAATTAGAGACGATGAAGATAGCTCCATTTACTTTATTTGGTCTTTTGTCTATATGCACATTGAGCTTGCCAAAGATAGAAAAGAGGCAATCAAGCTAGCTTGGAACAAGAACTTGTTTAGGGAAAAGGTTTTTTTGTGGGCCGATAACAAAACACAAGCAGATCGTGATATAGCAACCAACCTTGTTTCTTCCATTATTGAAGAAGCAAGCAAGGGACAGATTGAGGTATTGCCAACCCCCGGAGCCGTTCAGCAATCGGGAAACGCCTAACGCCGGGGGGAACTGCTTCTTTCTTGTTCTCTCTGGCAGAAAAAACTGGTTGGGACATTGATTACATTTTATGGCAAGTTCCATTATCCATTATGTGCCAAGCATCCCATTGTTTCTTGTGGATGGCTGGTGCAAAATGCAGACGCAAGGGTTCAATGAGTGGGTCGGATGTAGCCGAGTTAAGCCGTCTGATTGGCATTTAACAAAAGATTAAGTTTATGATTTCTGATGCCGTAATAGTAAATCACAAGGAATTTAAGCAAGCCCTTGATATTTACTTGCGTTTGAGCAAGAAAACTATGGCAGATGCCATTAACGAAAAAATGGTCAATGTGGCGTTTAAGTCTGCTCAATTTACAGAACCCACCGGGCCTAAATCCACGGCCTCTGCGAAAATACGAGCCGAGATTATTGGACTACCAATTACCAAGGATGGCGGGGTCAAGCGTTATGGGGATAAGAGGTTTGTTGGTGCATACAAGCTAATGAATTGGCAAAGGAAAAACTCTGGCCTTGTCCCAAGGGGCAATAAGTTCGGTAAGCGATCTGCCAAGGGTAGGCTACGCAAATTCATTTCACATAGGGCAAAGTCGGCCAAGTGGATTAGAATTGGGTGGTCTCAAGCGGCACAAGTCTTTGGCAAGAAGTTCACAAGAGGAAAGTTTGATGAGGCATTAAACAAGAGGCTCGGTGGAGGAACACCAGCCAAGCCAGCAAGTATTGTAGAAGCCGAGATTTTTAACAATGCAGGGCGTTATGATGTGCGATATAAACCAGCAAAGCCAAGAACCCCATCTGGTGCTATGGTGGTTGGCAAGCCGGGTCTGATAAAAGGCATACAAGCCGAGATCAAAAATATGTATGTTTATATCATTCCAAGGCTTGCAAAGGATTGGTATGGCATAAAGGGCAAGATTAAATTGGCGTAATGCAATGGAAGAGCTAAAATTTAAGATTATTGCTGATAGCAAGGGTGTAGATGCCACGATGAAAAGCGTGGCAAGAAGCACCGATAGTGTTGCAAAAAGTGGAGAGGGAGCCAATCATTCCTTAAAGCATCTTATTAAGACATTTGTTGGCGTTGGAACTGGTGCGGAGTCTGCGGCTGGTGCTTTTAGAACTTTGGCTAGGCTTGGGACGGCTGGAATTGTGACAGCTAGTGCGGCAGAAGCACTTAATAAATTTGGCGAAGCAATCAAAGAGAACGCCAAAAATTACTATGAAACAAATAAATCTTTGGCAGAAGCCTTTGATCAAGGACTAAAATCCACATCAGTCGAACAAGCCGATAGTGCCTTGAAGTCGGTAAATGATAGACTTGAAAAGATTCGTGAAGAAGAAGCAAAGTTTAGCCCATTTAAGGCATTGTTGGGGGTTGCGGAAAAACTAACTGGGCAAGACTTTGGAACTAAAAATCTTGAAAAAGCAAGAGACCTAGCCCTTCAAGAGCGTGATGCGCTTGAAGAAATTGTTGCATCTAGAATTAAAGAAAGAGATGCAGTCGAATATACTTCCGAAGGAATTAAAGCCCTAGAAAGACAGCAGAAACTTAATAAAATAATGCTTTCGCAATCGGCTATGGCTGGCAGGGCTAGGCAAGAGCAGGTCGATATGGCCTATGAAGATTTGCAAACAACATCGCTTGTTGTTGATGAATATCAAAAACTTCTTTCAAATCTTCAAAAAATAGACGAAGGACAACGCAACCAAAAACTTTATCAAGAAACAATCGACAAACTATTAGACGCTAGAGTTCAAAAAGAACAATCACTTCTTAATTTACAGAAAGCACAAAGGGCAGAGGGCGATAAAGCCGCACAAGCCACGAAGACATTTGGGGGCGGACTTCTTGGCTCCTCACAAGCTGGACGGCAAGCACTTGAAACAGCACAAAAACAAAGAGCAGAAAAAGTAAGGCAAGAGAATTTTAAGGCTCAAGATGTTTATTTTAGCGAACAAGCTAAAGCCGAAAGCGCAAGAACCGGAACTCGTGTAACGGCTCAAGATATGCGGGTTAGAGAAGCACAAAGAGTTTCAGCCGCAAATGCCCCCACTCTTGCAGAGCAAGCACAAGCCCAAGCCCAAGGAATTAGCCCAGAGCAAATGGCAATAGCAAATGTGGCTCAAAAGCAAACTGGTGGTGGATGGCTTAAAGACCTTCCCAAACAATCTTTAGATTGGAGTATGGGAGGAGCATCAAAACAAGAAGGACAAAATGTTGCTGGTGGAAAGGGAGGATTATTGGAAACGCTTAATTCAGTTCTTCAATCCTTGGCATCTGCTCCGCTTGTTACATCTGGTGCAGGAGGTTCTAAATGAGCGCAGTAATTATTGGCTCTCCCATATCTGGAAGCAAGGTTTTGCAAAGGCAAAACTTTCAAAGGGATATTAACGGACTAGAAACAATCACGGAAACTTATAAGATTCGCACGGCTGATCGTGCCACTATTGCGCCAATAAAAGATACAACCTATTCTGCGTTTACTTCTACTACCACATATCCAAGAATGGCCGTTGAAACCATTAGCTTTAGCGAAGAGGATGGTGGACTTACTTCTATGAATGTTATTTATGTTGGCCTTACTAGCTCCACCGGGCTACCAAAACCAGTTGTCCGAATGATTCCCACAACCGGGGCTGGCATCTACGGCCCCCCACTTACTATTGAGGTTGAGTTTGTAACCGATCTCGTAGAGAGCGAATTTGCGAACGGACAACTTGTAAAGGGTGTCCCAGTTTCTCAATCATTTACAAATTCTGGTCTTGGAAGATTTCTTACAATGCCAACACAATTAAATGGTTTAGCTTTACCAAGTCATCCAGTTTCACCCGGAATTGTTCGTTCTAGCAATTCGGGGAACATAACTTATTATGGTTATTGTATGGATAATTTAGACTCAATAAGAAGGGGTCAATTCTTGGTGGCTAAAGCAGTATTCAAAGAAAAACAATTTGGCATAGGTGCTTTTGCCTATGCTACGCAAGTATGACAAAAGAACCTCGCCTTGTTGAGCTAAAAGGAAGCTCTCGCCTTGCTCTTGGGTTTTTCAATAGCCTTATTCGGCGCATTGAATGCACCAAGCCAATAGCTGGCGATGGAATTACTTTAATAGAAAAAGAAGATGGAATTCAAATTGCGGTATCTGGTGGCATTGGTAGTGGAAGTCTTGGGTTAAGAGTTATTGATCTTGATGTTTGTGTAAATGGAGTTCCCAGCACAATTCAAGTCTATGGGCCATCGGTTTAGCATTGACATAGAGAGCAGTTAAAATGGCACAAAATATCGACTTCTTTATTGATGTGACCAATGGGACGCTTGTGGCGGCTGGTTCGGTTAAGAATGGCATTCTTCCGACCTTTACCCGCAACGACACTTACAACTTCCGTGTGCGTCTCCAAGAGCGAGACACCAACAACTTCCTTCGTGATTTGGATACCACCGGGGCTTCCCTAAAGCTAGGCATCGGTGGCATTGATGACGGCCCTAGCGATGGGGCGTTTAAGCTCACAATCAATTCTACAACTTCCAATGCTATCACTTGGAGTTCAGACGAAGCGGTTGTTGCATCAAGAATTTACACGGCTGTTTCCAACAATGTCTCTACTTGCGGAGTCTATGGACTAGAGCCAGATGCCTATCTGCTTACTGCAAGCCAGCCAAACACGGCTATGTCTTTTGGTGGTTCCAGCTTTACTCTTTTTCCAACTAGCTCTGTTATTATCAGCACTCGGCGTTATCCAACTGCAAGCGTTCAAGCCCAACAAGTTATTAAACTACGCCGCAACCCAGCAGTATATTCAGATACTTTCACGGCATCATCGGTATCTGGTGTTGTTTCGCTTACCAGAACTCAAGTAGGCTCCACAACTCGTAACGAAATCTATAATCTTGCCATAGGCCCAGATGCCGAAGGTGGTTCCGTTGTTCTTGCATTTGGAAGCAACACGACAACCGCTATTGCTATTGGAGCAAGTGCCGCCAGCTTTGCAGAAGCACTCACATCGGTTACTGGCATTGGAGCAAACAATGTTTCCGTGGATTCTGGAAACAACTCTGGCGATTATTCAATTTCTTTTGTTCAAGCCCTTGGGTTACAAGCCGTAACTACCGCACTTACGCTCGATGCTTCCGGGGTTGTTTATGGTTCTTACCTAGGCACATCGGTTACAATGGCAACCGCTGAACTCGATGAACTTTTTGCGGAAGCTGGAACCGACACCATCACGCCCACAATCGAGATCGAACTTACCCAGAACGGAACGCCCAAGACCATTTACCAAGGCTCGATTAGTGTTCGCCGTGACCTTATCACAACCGGGGCGGTAGTTCCCGCCGATCAAGCCAGCTACTACACCAAGGCCGAAGCCAACGCCCTCTTTGTTGAGGATTTAACTACAAATGTCGATGCCACAAATCGCAAGCTGGTTAATAGCTATGGCACGACTTTCTTGGATTGGCAGAACAATAGCATTGGAACTGGCTCCACCATTCTAGACCTTTCTGGAACCGCCATCACGATTGCCGATGGATACAACATTGGGATTGGTTCTACAACTGGAACCAAGATTGGCGCAACAAGTCGATCCAAGATTGCTTTCTTTGGAAATACGCCAGTTAGCAAGCCTACTGATGTTAATGTTGTTTCTGCATTGGCAACCCTTGGATTATTTACAGACAATTCCACAACCTATGGAGTATTTCCAAAATCTACAAAAACTCTTTCAGCAGTAACATTTGCTGGCTTTGGAACTATTAATGGAAATGATGTTGGAACAATAACTATTCCTGTTACTGGTGCCGCACTTAACGACATTGTTTTGATCGGACTTCCAAATGATATTACAGAAGGGTTAGCGTTTTCTGGACATGTTGTTACAGCAAACCAAGTTCATTTAGATGCCCTAAATGTGACTGGAAGTGGAAAGACACAAAACGCAACTACATTTAGACTTACTTTGATCGGCTATTAAGCCGAGAGCCGAAAGGCTGAAATCCTTCTGATGAGCATACAATTAAGGCAAACTATTGAAGGAGTCTGTGAATGTCCGTGTATTTTGCCCGGTGGTTCTTGTAAATTAAAATTTCAATATACAAACAGCAATCAAGTTCAAGATGATGGATTTAATTTTTATATTATTTCACCAAATGGAACTGAAAGATTTATTGGAAATATAAATGCACATTGCAAAGTTAATTTAAGTGAATGTGATTGTGCGGAAGTAGATGTTTTTTCTTTTGAAACAACAATAATACAAAAAGAGCTTTCGGCTTGTGGGCCGTGTTCTATTCAATGGCGTTCACAATTAGTTCAAGATAATGGTTGCGGAACATTTGGTTTTTTTGAAATTATCGGGCCTTATGGAAATGTGCCAGATGCAGGGGAAATTGGTGGTAGTGGAATAATTGATTTAAGAGATGCCTGTATTCATTCATAATTAAATTTATGACAAAATTTATTTTTCCGATTACAAGATTAGAAAATATAAAAAAAGTAAATCCAGAACTTGCTGATAGTCTTTATTCGATTGGTATAATGATTAATAACTCTCTTGAGGTGAATAGAGAAGATTATTTGAATCTTAAAAATAAAAAAACCATACAAGCAAAAGAACCCGGAATAACTCAAAAAGCATCAACACTTGGGAAGTCTTTGATTGAATGGGCGGGAAACAAATTTGCAAGGGTAGATAAAGAAATTTATAATAAAAGGCTATCTATATGCAGGGAATGTGAGCATTGGGTTGAAAATGGAAATGCTGGATTTGGAAAGTGCAACAAATGTGGTTGCGGAAGGGGAAAGCTATGGTTGCATCACGAACAATGTCCTATTGAATTATGGGCAAAGGAACCTTTGACATAAGGGCAGGGCTATGAACTGGATTACCGAAAATTTCACAAACAATTTCACAAACATTATGGCCGTGGTGGGTGCAGTCGTGGTTCTTGCTCGCATCATCGTGAAGCTCACCCCTACCCCGGCTGATGACTCCGTCCTCGAAAAAGTGGTTTCGGTTCTTAAGACTCTCGGACTTCACATCGACTAAATGATTACTTCAATCCTCGCCGTGATAGCGGGATTGGTTGGTATTGGCGGGTGGTGGATTAAAAACAGAGCCAAGACCCGAAGGGAAAGAGACGATGAACAAATTGCCTATCGGCGTTCTCTCCGTGATGCGGAAGTGGACGCTTGGATTCATCGTAGGTAGTTGCCTAGCTGGGTGCGCCACGACCCGGCCTTACGACATTGGGCAAACGCCACATCAAGACTCGATCTCGGACTTCATCCAAAGGTGGGACAAGCTCGACCGAACCCACGCCACAAAAAACGAATACCGGGAACTCTATGCCCAGACGCTTAAGGCGTTATCTCGATCAATGGAAGAAACAGAACGATGCAGGGCGAGGCTTGAGGCACAATGACACTAAAGGAAGCGGCGGAGCGTTCTAGGGGGCATATAGAGCGATTAGAGCCTATTTTTGGGGCGAGAGTGGCAAAGTGGTATTCGGAACTGCTCGACAAGAAAATCCCTGCTTTGATTTACTGCTCGACCCGCACTCCAGAGGAGCAAGAAGAACTTTACGCTCAAGGTAGAACCAAGCCCGGAACAAAGGTTACAAACGCTAGAGGCATTCCAGCCCAATCCTTGCATATTGGAGGCCACGCTATCGACTTTGTCCCCTTGGCTCGAACTCCCACCGGGGACTACATCGCCTCTTGGGATGATCATAGCACATACGCTATTTGCCAAAAAATTGCAGAAAAACACGGCTTGCGTCATCTGGATTGGGAGGAACCTCATTTAGAAGATTCGACCATTTCTGGGTGGAGAGAATTGGTTTCTCCCCAAAAAGAAGAAGTGAAAACAAAAAAGATTTCTCTCGTAAATAAAAAGCCTTGGTCTAGCAGATAAGGGATGACATCTGCGAGTGTTGTGCCGTCCAAACAAAAGTTTTTCAACAAAAAACATCTTCATCATTTAACTCAAATTCAAGCCGCCACTTGCGAGGCATTGGAACGCAAATACACGGCTGGGGTCGAAGCCTACAAAACAAACTTGTGGGAGATGCCAGCAATGCGAATGGTCGAGGAGGGCATCAATGAGGCAGTCGATCAGATAACTTATTTGATGTCGTTACGTCAATCCATGAAAGTGATATGTGCTTTAGCCCACGAAGGAATGACCGATCTCGAACTGACAAATCCCAAGGCTAGGGAATGTTGCCAACTTATTTACACTTCATTAACTGGCGATAGAAATAAGCCTAGTGAAAACGATTAAATTTGTAGCGTGTGGAGACATCCACGGAAATGAGCAATGCCCTAAAAGCGTTAAGGCTTTATTGGCGTTTTGCAAAGACTTCAAACCAGATTTAGTGGTTTGCATTGGGGACTTATGGGATTTCAAAGCCATCCGCAAAGGAGCCGGGGACGAAGAACAAGCATCGAGTTTGCAAGAGGATTGGGATTGTGGGGAGGAGTTTATCAGGGAGTTCTTTGCATTTGGAGAGGAGCGAATCTTTCTTCGGGGCAATCACGATGAACGCCTATGGGATTTAGCCAAGAATACATCTAGCGGGATTTGTAGGGATTACGCCAACTCTGGCATTGAGAATGTAGAAAGCATAATGAAGGAAACGAGGGCAAAGATGTTTCCCTACGATTCCATTCACGGAGTTTATACTTGCGGGAGTCTTTCGTTTGTTCACGGCTACGGCCATGCAATGCACGGAGCCAAGCAACACTCGGATGCCTATGGGAATGTTCTATTCGGCCACACTCACGCCATTGATTATTTCCGTAGCGTTTCACACGACTTGCGGGAAGCGTGGAATATCGGATGTCTTTCCGAACTTGGGCCTACCTACAATCGCTCGCAAATGCGCCGCCTTCGTTGGCAGAACGGATGGGCTTTTGGAATGATTCACTTGGCAGAGAAAAGCCACGATGTTTTCCAAGCCAAAAGGAGGAACGGAAAGTTCACTCTGCCTACTGCAATTAAATCCTTTTAGTTTATGAGAGACAGGAAATGGAATAAACCAATCAGAGGAGAATGGGCATCTGCATTAGAAAGTTACATTTCAATGCAAGCAGAGGTTGTTCCTCCCGGTTGGAAAAGAGTTACAGAAACCCTGCAAGCGATGGGACTTAAATCCATTGGTAGCGGTTCACGCTCCAAGATGCTTACAGATATGGTCGAGAATAAAATTTTAGAAAGAAAACAATTCAGAGTGCCAGATTTAAGTGGTCGAAGATTGATGCCCATTGACCACTATCGCCTAGTTCCCAAGGGCAAATAACCCAATATCAAGCACTTGCATAAGCCCATATTAGGACATCTTATAGGCACCATTAGCCTATTTAATATGTTCAACAACCGCTTGACTTAACATCAATAATGAATAGAGTGTGGGTATGCAAACAACCACCCTCCGTGACTTACAGAAGTTCGATAACCTTGTAGAAGATTTCCTTAATCCTAGCGACAAAACTCCATCGCCAATCGGAGAGCTTTTCCGGAAGGGTAAGAAAGTTTTTTATGCCATCTTTGATGGCATTTACTACGAGGCTCCTTCCGCACTTCAAGTTGCCCAGAAGCTCGCCACGAAACACATCGGCAAATAACCAACCAAGAAAGGAACACACACAATGACCACAACCCCAACATTTAAAACAAGCAAGTCAGTCTGGAATCTTTCAGACCGGGTGGAGCATTTAGGAGTAAGAATTGAGCAAGACGATTCAACCATTGCCGCTTTTCTTCCCAGAGGAAAAGTTTTTGAGGTAAATAGCAAAGCTTTTTTAATTACCCGCTATACCAATACTGCCGGACAAAGCTGGTTATATTGGGCAATTTATACTTTAGAAGGAGACATTAGACTAGGAATCAGAGATGCAGACGAGCAAGAATTACAAGAATATGACCACTCAAACGGAGCCGACTAAACCAAACAAACAAAGGAGCCACACAATGCAAACAACCTACACAATCATAAATCACAACAACTATTCACACCAAGACTTCTCCACACCCGAAGAAGCCAAGTTGAATTTAGATGGCCCGGAGTGTGAACTTCGGGTTTGTTATGTAGACGGAACCTACGAAGTCATAGTCCCCCAAACCAAATACAAAGTCTAAACCAACCAAAAAGGAACCACGAAATGAAAAACGAACAACTCATAACCGGAATCTGCATCGGCTTTATCGCCGGGTGTATCTTGGCGATGGTCTGCATCACAATTATGGCGGAGTTAATTTAAGCTAGACAAACCAACCCCATACCCCAACCTAATCACAATGACATCCTACCCGGCACGACCGATGGCTTGCGATGCCCCAGCTTGGAACGAGTGCTACTCGGACTTTCACATCGAGCCAAAGTTCAATGGCTGGCGCATTTTGGTAGATCAAGAGTTCGGTCAAGTCTGGAACCGCAAGGGGCAACGCTCAACGCTCGAAGCCCCGGTGCTGGAACGCATCAAGAACGCAAACATCAACTCTCGGTGGATTGATGGGGAGTGGCTAGGACAACGCACAAAGTCTGGTGCTGGTAGCTTCATTGTGATTGATGCTTGTGAGTCGTTGCCTTATGTGGAACGCCGCAAGCTCTTTGAGCATCTGGATGTGGCTACATTCTCCCCACGCTCAAATGCTTTGATGCGTATGCCAAACCTTACTCATTCAAAACTTCGTGCTTGTTGGGACGAGATGGAGTTTCAAAACAACAAGGCTGGGGAGACAATCTTCGAGGGCTTTGTTATGAAGAAAGACAGCAAGTATCCTTGGGTCAAGAATCCATCCTACTTTTCCCCGGAATGGCAGAAGATGAGGATTCGCTCGTGACATTCTTTCTTGTCTGCTTTCTTGTGCTTCTTGTTTGCCGCACGGCATACGCTTTTGCCAAGCATTTAGATCGCCAAGAGCTAGAGCGTAAGAAATTTTACTTGGCCTTGGCCGAGGACTTGCAACGGCTGGACAATATGATTGTACAAGGCAATAAGCCACAACCCAAAGAGCCACGCATCACAACATTTAATAAACGCTGGGCGGGTCGCAACTGATGAAACCCTCCACCAAGTTTGAACTGCTATGGCGTTCCATAGGTGGTGGAATTTTAGAAAAAGAATATAAGTTTCATCCGATTCGCAAGTGGAGGTTTGATTACTTTCATAAGTCTGGGGTAGCAGTCGAATTGGAGGGGGCGATTTTTACTGGTGGTCGCCATACGAGGGGAGCCGGGTTCCTTAAAGATATGGAGAAATATAACGAGGCCGCAAGCCGAGGCATCCTAGTGTTTCGTGTGCCGTCCCATAAGATCACGGCTGAATGGCTCCGACCAATTCACGCAACCATAAGTAAGGGTGGGTCGATGGCATACAATGTTTTACTAAACCAAATCAAAAAGGGAATTAAATGAGTCAAGAAGAACTGCCTACTTTTTGGTATGAAGAACCAGCCAACAAGAAGCGACCCGGTGAAACTACCGATCAATGGATTGTGCGATTGTTTGGCCCCATTCCAGATACAGAGTTTGATTCAAGAAATGATTTTAGGAGCTTAAACTTACCAGAAACAAAGAAAGAAAATGCCGAAGGCTTTGGCGTTTTCGATTACAAAGACAAAGAATAACCAACCAATAAAGGAGAACCAATGAGTGATAATCAGTTAGCAGTTCAGAACAATGGAGTATTAAACATTAGGCAAGCATCGGATGTTGCCGGAGCTTGTCGTGCAATCGTAATGGGAACCAGCCAACGCATAGGCCAAAAGGATTATGTGCGTGTAGAGGGCTGGCAAGCTATTGCAGTAGCTCACGGATGCGTAGCAAGTGCCAGAGATGTTGAGCGTCTTGAAGATGGCTATCGGTGCATCGGTGAGGTAAAGCGAATGGACAACGGCCAAGTTATTTCTCAAGCCGAGGGATTTCTTGGTAATGATGAGCCCATGTGGGAAAAGCGTCCCACTTATGCCAAGCGAGCTATGTGCCAGACAAGAGCGATCAGTCGTGCTTGCCGCTCTGCTTTTGCTCATATTGTGGTTATGATTGATGGGAATCTATCGACAACGCCAGCCGAGGAAGTTCCACACGGAGGTTTCCAAGACATCAACACGGACAAATACGAAGCACCAATCAAAGCCCCAGAGAAGTTTGCCGAAAAGATTGTGGCCCAAGTAACCAATGAAAAGCTCGGTGGCGCAAGGGATATGGTGCTTAACTTTGGAAAGCACAAAGGCTCTACCTTGCGGGAGATCGCCGCATTCCCTAGCGGCAAGGGCTTGGACTATTTGGATTGGTTGGCCAAGCAAGAACTGAAACCCGGTAAGGATGGCAAGCCGTTCAAGAACGACATCATCCGAAACGAGATAATCCGTGAAATCTTGCTCGAAGCAGAAGCAGTAACAAAGGAGAATCCCGATGACCAAATTCCTTTCTGACGCAACAGAAACCATCGGCTCGCAAATGTTGGGCGAAATCCCAAACATCTTGCGGGAGAACTTTGCAAAGGTAGGCGAGTTGGAACGCAATCGTTGTGCCGAACTGGTTCAACAGATTGCCGATTCAACCGAAGATCAAGTAATTAAGGATGTTCTTAATGATGTAGTCCTAGCGATAAGGAGGCTCCAAAATGTCCGCTATTGAAATTGATGTCCCTATAACCAAATGGTCAATGCTGGTTTGGAAAAATACAAAGGAGTTGCCAAAAGAAAATGAAAGAGTTCTTATGGATATTGATGGTGAGGTGCTTGGTGGTCGCTTCGTCTGCGGTCAGTTTGTTTCTAAAAGCTGGGACGAAGCTGAATCGAATGTTCGGATGTGGGCATCGTGGCCTAAAGCACCCAAATGGTAACTTTCCTTTTATACATCGCCAAGAGTTTGTGGGCGGCGTTCATTATGGGCATTGGCTTATTCGCCGCATTTCTCACGGGTTTGTTTGTGTGCGAGATATTGCTGGATTTGGTAAAAGACTTAATTGAAAGGATTAAAAAAAATAAATGAGCGTTAAGCGTCTATTGTTGGTGGATGAGTTCCACCGGGTTGTAAGCAAAAGGTTGAAGGAATTGTTCAAGGACTTCGATCACGCAAAGCGAGAAAACTATAAAGACATTGTGAATCACCTAGATTATTCCCATCGTATCACTAAAGAGCTATTGGAACGAGCGAAGAAATACCAGAAGCGAGATTTAGAGGCCAAGAAGAAATGAAGTTGCCGTGGATTAAATTCTACGCATCGGATTGGCTTTCTGATGAAGCCGTTCGGTCTTGTTCGGTGGAGGCTAGGGGGTTGTGGATTGATATGATTTCGCTAATGGCAAAATCTGAAATTCACGGATACCTATTGATTGGCGGCAAGCCAGCACGAGCCGAACAACTGGCAAGAATTGTTGGCCTAACCACGGAACGCACGATGGCGTTAATGGATGAACTGCACTCCTCCGGGGTGTTCTCTTTCGATAAAGAGACCATCATTTCACGCAGAATGGTAAAGGATGAGCAATTACGCAAGTCAGACGCTACTAGGCAGATGCGTAAGCGTCACGCCGATGTCACGCCGATGTCACGCAAATGTCCAGTCGATGTCACGGGGCAGAGACTAGAAGCCAGAAGCCAGAAGCCAGATATACATACAAGGGCTGATCGCCCTATTCGTGCGGAATGGATTGCTTATGCAAAAGAAATTGGGTGGACGGGTGCTGATGTGGAGGGAGCTTTTGATTACTATGAATCGAACGGATGGAAGGTCGGAGGCAAAGCCCCGGTAAAAGATTGGAGAGCGTGCGCCAGAAATTGTTATAGACGGAACCAAACCAAACCAATGAAAGGAAACCAACCAATGAAGAAAATAGTCAGTCAATGCGAGAGCCTACCCACCTATAAGGTGATGGGCTTTGCCACACGAGAAGCGTGGGTGAAAGCGGGTTGCCCATGAGAGAAATTCTAGACCTACCATTTGCCGCACTCGTTTACCGGGTGAAGGTGCTTGAGGAAAAACTTGTAGATCAAGCCAACCAGATAACCACACTAGCCAGTCAGATAGCTCACAATCGAACGGAAATGGCCTTAAAAGAGGCTAAAGAGGTCGAGGAAGGCATAACCACCATGTTGCAGATTCCAAAGGATTTAATGCCCACTATTGGCAAATATAGGGCAAGGAAGAACCGATCTTATGAAATCGTTAAGAAGCGTTGGGCCTTGTGGAAAGTGCAGTTTGAGTCTGGCCTTTCCCAAAACCAGATTGCAAAGGCTTGGGGTTGCGACCACGCAAGTGTTTCATACGCAAAGAAGCGCAACTTTGAGCCGAGGATTACAAGGGGACGGCCACTCGTGGAGTTCCCGGTTAATCCAAGGACGGCGGCACAATCAAAGAAAAGGATGGGTTTAATATGATTGCGATTCACCAAGCAGACCAATTCGAGTTGCCATTTATGCGAACCACTCACTCGGTAAAGATCGAGGGCAACGAACAGAACGCCAGAATCCTAGCTCACTTGCAGGGAGGCCGAACACTCACGGCTCTTGAAGCATTGGATTGGTTCAAGTGCTTTCGTTTGGCTAGTCGTATCCACGACCTTAAAAAAGCTGGATACGACGTGCAGAAGCGAATGGTAAAGACGGCAAGCGGCAAGAGTGTAGCAGAGTATTATTTATGAGTTTTTGCGGCGATAGCTCAATAGCAGAGCTTCCCCTATTCCAAGGGGAGGATGGCGGTGCAATTCCGACCTCGCCGCTCCAAACTAAAGACAAAGACTTTCGAGGATGGATTGTTGAGCGTTGTTTTCGTAGGCATATTGAGGGTTTTATAGAAAAATGGCACTACTCAAAGTCAATAAGAGGATGCACAACGGATTACTGCTATCGGCTAAAAGACTCATCCGGCCTCATGATCGGTGCGATGTTTTACGGAAAGTTTGCTATGGCAGGGCAATGGAAAAGATTTTCTGATGACCCAGCAAAAGTTATCGAACTTCGGAGGCTATGCCTCATTGATGCAACACCAAAAAATGCAGAGTCATTTTTTATATCAAAAAGCATTAGACTTTTAAGAAAAAATTGGAGGTCTGATGGGGTTATTGTATCATATTCAGATTTAGAATATGGACATACCGGAGTAATTTATAGGGCAAGCAACTTCAAAATAATTGGGGAGACAAAAGGGATTGATGTTATAATTTGGAATGGTAAAAAATACCACGACAAATCAACAAGAAGTTATTATAAGGGAAAGTTAAAGCCTTTCTCGCAAAAATTGAGGGATGCACTAGAGAGTGGAGAGGCAAAATATGCAAAAACAAAGGGGAAAATTGTTTATGCCTACTACTTGTTATCTAATAACTTTTGACTTCATATTGCCTAAACAAGACAACGACATAAGTTCAAGACCAGATGAACCAGTTTCAAACACATAGCCAGAAAGCCACGGCCATTCTTTCAGAGCGTTACCCCGGTAGCGAACTAAAGAAAATGTTTGGCGGTTCTAGGTCGCAAGACAGCATCGACATCTTGAGGGATGCGGTTCAAACCCTAATCCTAAACGGCATACCTACTTGCACGATTGCCGAGGCACTAAAAAAGAAGCAAGGAACAATCCAATATCACGCCCGGTGGCTAGAATCACACGGAAAGATTGAGCGATACAACGCAAGAGGCCATTGGCGGCAAGCGGAGGCTATCAATGAAAATAAATAAAATGCCAAAAGAGGAGATTCAAAAAGAGATCGACAAGCTAAAGACCCCGATTGACAGAGTAGATGGGAAAAGAACCAAAGGGGACGAATCCCCATCAAGGCGATTTCAGCATTTGTCTGATCGCTTGCATTACCTAACTATGACAAAAGCTCTTACTATTTTAGCGTTGCTTCTTCTAGGCTCCGTTCACGCCACGAACATTTATGTGGAAGTTCCAAAGCCGCCCAAGAAAACAATTAAGGCCAGAATCACGGCTTATTGGTTGGGCGAGGACTGCTACGGATACAAAAGCTCAACTGGAAAACGGCTGGTATCTGGTCGTTCTTGTGCCGTAGACCCCAAAATTATCCCTTATGGGACAACTCTAATAGTGGAGGGCAAGCCATACATCGCACACGATACCGGGTCGGCAGTAATTGCTAGAAGCGCATCTGGAAAATCAAGGCTTCCGGTAATCGACCTATTCTATAAAACGGAGGCACAAGCCAATCGGGAGCTTGCAAGGGTAGGCCACACGGCATTAGTCGAGGTTCAATGAAGCATCTAGGCCAAGACCCGGCAGATTCGATCTTGGCGAGTTACACTCCCGATATGGCAGAGGCCATTGATACACTCGAAGATCGGGTAAAGGAGCGTTTGGCCCAGATGAAGGCCATGAACCCGGCTATTGATTTAGACCAACTGGCAAAGCTCACGGCTGAAGTGGTCGAGCAAACCATCAAGTGCGAGGGCGATTCCCAGATGCTCCGCAACAAGCGTGACGATACATTGGACGAGGCTTTGCTGGCACTAGCCACCAACCGAAGCCCAGACAGCTTAACGGCCATCGCCAAACGCTACATCAATCCCACAACCGGGAAGCCATACACAAGAGCGGCTATCTCTGCACGGCTATCCGAACTAACCCAAAGAACCGGGCTGGTGCTACGCATCCAACGCTCGGAAAGAGTTCGCCAGATTTACAAGGAACGTGCCAAGCGGGTTCACGAAAGAAGGCGCAAGGAATGTCCGAAGTGGAACACATCGGCTTGGGCAAAAGGAATAAATCGGAGTGGCAAATGCAAGTAAACCTTAATGCAAATGAGGTTTTGGTTGCAGGATATGTTGGTATGCGTAGAAACGCAGAGGCAAACTTTAGAAATAGAAAACCAAGATTTCCAGAAAAAGTAAAAGGTGAATTATGGGGATTTCACATTGAGTCGGCTCACGCAGAATTAGCAGTAGCAAAGACTCTTGGGGTATATTGGGGATTTGGTGTAAACACTTTTCATACATCCGACATAGATGGGAAACAAATAGAGGTTAGATGGTCTAGCAGAAATGATCTAAAAGTAAGACCAGATGATGAAGGGATTGTGATTTCGGTGTCTGGGTCTTGTCCTACATACACAATTAACGGATGGATTGAGGCAGAAAAAGCAAAGATGTCAGAGTTTATATTTAATCAAGAACCAATTTGTTATTTTGTTCCACATAAATACTTGAAGCCAATAGGGGATTTATGCAAGTAGGCTCAAAGGTCGTTTGCTTGGATGATAAATTTCAAAGTGAAATTTTACTATTTTATACGAACCTTCCGATCAAAGATAGGGTCTATACAATTCGGGATATGAGTGTTGGAGTTGGACTAAATGGAGAAGCCGGAGAAATCTCCGTAACCCTGCAAGAGTTTACAAATCCTTCCAGCAAGACCCCCCCCTATCCAGAACGAGGATTCAACGCTGAACGCTTTAGAGAACTAGAACCACCCGCTGAAATCGAGGCCGAGAAATTGGCCGAGGCTACGGCATAACCAAGGAGAAATCCCAAAATGAGCGAGAAACAGATCGGAATGGAGCTAAAGAAAACGGCGGCCTTGCTGGAAAAAGCCAAGGCACAAGCCGTGCAGACGATGGCAGAAACCATAAGCCTAGCGGCGGACTGCGGGGACATCCTACTTTCAGCCCGGAAAGAGGAGCTAGACATTGATGCCATCCTAGAGATAGCAGAAATAAACGGCGAGATGGGTAGGCGGCTGGAGCGTGTAGCCAAGGCACGGCCATCACTACAAGCCCCTGCACCGGGGCAACTCAAGCAGTTGGCGTTGTGGGCTGGCATCCTACCAGACCCTATCGAAACCAGCACCCAGAAGCCCGAACAAGCGTGGCATAGCTACATCATCAAGGCTCGCCAATGGCTTGCCCGCAAGAGCGTTAGCCAATGGACACCAGCCCAACGCACCCAGTTTATCGAGGAGGCACGACCCATAGTGGAGGCTTACCGGGAGGCGGGTGGGGAAACGTGACACTAATGGGATATGCTACTTACAAAAGTTGGTGCTTGCGTAAATCGTTGATAGACATTTGCCATAATGCTGTAACGCAATGCGTAAGTGCCTATAACAACCCATACTTGCGACTTTTAGGTAAAATTATGCGTAACCCCTTAATACTAGGAGACTTCTATATGCAATTTACCCTAGAATCAGGTTCCAAAC